TCCTATCCCAACCATCAATGGCTGGAAGGGCTAATATTGTTTACTCATTAATGAATAAAGGTATTATTCCAACTAACCTTGTAGGTTGGATGAGAAATATTTTTTCAAAAGCATTAGGGTTACATGGTAACCCGGCCTATTGCTATATTGCAATAGTCTCAATGCTAGCGAAATCAGGACGAATTTCCTATAGAGATCTTATAAGTGCCCTTTTAGTAAAGACTGAAAGTGGTTCTTATAGGAGAATGTCTGCTTCGTCTCTTCTAAAGATGACTCAAACGAGTTACCTAGAAGGTTTGATAGCATCCATATTTAGGAAAAAGCAAGTAACAATGAGAGTGTCAAAGGTCGTGGAAAGAGAGGAGATCTATTACAAGAACTCAGCCCTTTACAAGATCCGAGACTATGCCTCATTGGATAACCGTAAGTATTTGGCTCCTTTAGAGTCAATTACTCAGAGGTTATTCCCCTACGCTCATTTCTCTCCAGTTGAATATTCCGGGTTAACTGGTCTTGAAAGACCATGTTTCCTAGATAAATTCAAACACGAAAGAAATGAGATAGAGCAAATCTGCTACCTTATTCATCGATTAATATTCGTTAACGAAGAAAATCAGATAAGAGAAGACATGACTAAGCTAAGAGATAGTCTTAAACCTCGCGGTAAAGGACTACCTTCTTACCAAACCGATATCGAGTTCTGAGTTGTCCACCTGGACCTCATGGATCGAATAGAGGAGAGGATTGCGTTAGTTAGTCGAGCAGATGGAAAAGCGAAAGGTAATAAAACTAGTAGTAAGAAAAAGATGGACGGACCTCTAAAAGCATTCCGTAGTTTCTACGCAAGTGCTAAGAGTAAACCCAACTTTTATTATTATAAAGTTATCACACCGGAAACAATACGGCAAGACGAGATCAAAAAGATCTATCGTGATTGTCATGTTGTTGAAAGTGCGATCAGCGAAATAGATAAAATGGTCAAAGATGCCCAAAAAGTATCTGAGATTCATAAACTCTTCAACGCTGATCCTGCCGGAAGTCCAAAGTAACTGAGTTGGTTAAACCAATTAGTTGCCAAGGGATACCTTCCTTAAGGTCATTGTATCGGTAAGCAAGCCTTTCGGCTTGTATGCACCTAATTAGGAGCGTCACTCTTTCGAGAGAAGACCCTAGTCAAGGCCATGCAAGTCGAGACTGCGCAAGTTTATTTGGTACTCCACGGTTTTCAGTAG